TAGTTAGTGCATGGTGGTTTAGTTCTCATTTACTTTTATCCTTAACTCGCACTTCAGACATATAAGACCAGTGGGATTTTACAAAGGCTCACTCCTAACTACAAAGCTTTACTTAGTTATTGTAAAAACATATTTACCGTCAAGTTCGGGATGCTGATACAAAGAGTATCTACCCCTTGCAAACTTAGATATCCCTGCACCAACTCTATCTTTATCACATTCATCAAGGATGAACCAATCACCAGCAGTCATGCCACCAACCAAATCTCTCCAAAAAGATTTAGGTGTAGTTTTTCTAGGGGGTGCTTTCTTTGCTGTAATAATTTCAAACAAAGGCAAAGGTCTTCGTGTTATTTTTCTTCTAGGCATAATATATCTCCATTTATTATGTTGGTTAAAATAATGCTAGTTTTTTTGGCATGGACTACTAGCAAACCACCTACCTTTATATATTTTATAGTAGCTATTAGTATGTTACGCTACTTTCCTAGTTTTTCCTTACACAAACTAGGAAGTGATAGACATGGGAGTACCATATCTAATTCTGTTCCAAAGTCTTTCAAAAAAAGAAGTTTCTGAATAATATTGGATAGCATCAATAGTATCTAAAGTATTTTGTACATCTAAATTACTATGAACTTCAAGTATTTGCATACCTTTATTGGTTTTGGTCAATGGTATTTTTTGAGCAAAATATAAAGCATTGTTGGGATTAACTTTAGTTTTTTGTCGATACCCCGATACTTTACCATTGTGATAACCATTAAAAGTTTTACCTGTAGTTTTTTCAAACCTTTCGGCATCTGCTCTAACTCGTAAAATATTAAAGCCAAACATATGAGAACGATTCCATATTGTTTTAATCATAGCTGGTGCATCGTCAATACTTTTAGTAGTCGCACTACCATTTCTGCTGTATATTGTTTTTGACATAATTTACTATCTCCATAGTTTATTAAGGTTAATAAAGGTGCTAGTTAGTTTGTAACCACGAACTAGCAAGTGGTTATTTCAAAGACAAATCTATAGCGAATGTCTAAGTCGGGAGAGTACATGCAGTTTTATCATTTAGTTATCTTTACTGGTGTTTCTCTGTTAACCCTTAGAAGTAAGCGATTATTATTTCTACTGAATGTTTGAAAGATAAACATCTTTTCTTTCAGCTCTTTTGCTTACTGCTCATTGATTGGCTATCACCTTACCATGACCAACCTAGCCTTGTCAACTAGGAAGGTACAGGTAAGTATTTTAATTATGCAGGATAAAGCATTAGTGTACCTGCATCATAAGGTTCCCACATCCAATTAGCATCTTCTATTATTTTTGCTAAGTCTGGATGAACAGCTTCATCCTCTAAGTAATATTCAAATAATAATCTATCATAAGATAAAGAACCTTTGTAGGAATATTCACTACCTCTTATCCAAATACCTGTACTATCATCATCATAAAATTCTGACATAGGTGTTGCTTTTGCAACAGGTATAAGCTTATTAATTTTATTAATTAAGTGTCCTTGTTTCATTATTTGATTACCTCGATTTGATATTTAATATGGTCATAGTTTTGTATGAAAGGCTTAACAGAAATAATTTTAGAACCTCTGTTATACAAAGTATAAACATCATTTTTAAAAGAATGATTAGATAATAAACGATAATTATGTTCAGCTAAATATTGTTTAACATTCCATAGAGTGTTAAATATCATTAGCTTCTTAGCTTTTTTATCTTTAATAGTTTTCATATTCGCAAGACCATTAGGATTTTCACATTTTGTTTTCATAAAGTAAGTACCTTTAAAATGACTGAGTGAGCAGTCGTTAGTTGCCGAGCATTGTACTACCAAGTGCTACTCCTTGTCAAGAGGAATAGCACAGGTAAGTATTTATATGCTAGGATAAACCTTTAATAAATTTAGCAAATTCATCATCCCAAGTGTCAACAAGTTTTGAAACATCAAAATATTTGTCAAGACCTGTGGTGTAATCACTAAAACATTCTATGCCTTCGTTGTAAAGTTCCCACATAATCACATGGTCGCCACAGTAATATTCTCTCGGGGCTTCTTTAATTATTTCAACATCCGTAGCATTAGCTATAAAAACTTCATCTACATAATCTTCACGAAAAGATTCTTTTATTTTTGCAATTAAATCTCTATGTTCTAAACATTTGTCTTCGTGCTGAATTATTATGTTTCCACCACGAGGGTCAAGCTCAAATTCTTGTAAAGTTTTAATAAGGGCATCTTGGTCATAACCCCAAGGCACAATCATATCTTCACATCCATAGTTCCAAAGCTCATAAGCATTGGCTCTAAACATAAGTTTATGGTTTTCAAGTTCAGTCAATATTGTTCTAAGTAAATTTTGCATAAATTTCCTATAAAAGTTAATAAAAGTCGTGGCAGTCCTACCACAATTGCCGAGCAGTGTACCAACTTGCTGAATCCAAGTCAACAAGGAAGGCACACATAAGTATTTATATTTACGCAGTTTCCCCCCAAAACCACTCGTTGTAAGTTTTTTCGTTGTCCTCGATACAAGTATTACATACATAATTATTATCGTCAGCGTAATATTCGCCATACTGATAAACTATATACCCACCTGTTTCTTTGAGCTCATTGACAACCTCCTCCCCAAAATCGGAAGGAAGTTTACACATTTCACAAACACATACGTTTTCATTTATTTCCATATCAAGTGTCCTCGGTCATAATTTACGTCTGCTGGATTAGATTCAAAACCATAGTTTTTCCACCAAGCTCTAGGTCTTTTATACGCACCTGTTTCGTCATAAGCCACTGAACTAGCGTGGTTTCTTGCATCACAGTGCCACTGAACAAACGCTTGTGTTTTAAACTTCGCAAGGGGTAGTCGAGCTCTATGAGACTTGGAACGAATAAACACCCACTTTCGACCAACCTTGATATCGTATAATTTCATACCATACTTTCCTTGAAAGAAAGTTCGGTAGTGGTCAGACATTTGAGGATTCAAAAGTCTTTCACGTCTAGTTTCGCTGATTTTGTCAATTAAAATTTCCAATTTACACCTCCATAAAGTTAAAGTTATTTTCGTTGATGCCATCATCAATGCTTTCCATGTGGTCAACAACTTCGTTGACATCATAGTCTACTTCGTTTCCTGCATCGTCAGAGTTATCGAACAAGTCATACTCGTCTTGTTCAGCGTTAAGGTCAACCTCTTTCAGAGGTTCTTCAGAGTAATACTCTATTTCGTCTTGCAAATGTTTATTTCGCATAATGTTTTCCCCGAACTCAAAAGTCCGAATTGGCAACCAACGACATTGCTGATTGCCCAACAACAATGACAGGTCGGTCTGAATTTGTCAAGAAGGAAGGCACACGTAAGTATTTTTATTTACGTAGCGATTCTTGTGTAAATTTTATGTAGCATTTGTCGTAAATATTTACGTGCATTTTACGTAAAGTCATGCTCGTTTCTGTGTTGAAAGCTGAGAGCTAAAGTTTATGTGCACACGCATAAAGACACACGCATAGATACTTATGCACATAGATATATGCATGGCGATTTGGTCGGTTTTGGTAGGATTTTTTGGTGAGATTTGGCAGAATTTGGAGATTTTATGAATTTCGCCTGTTTTAGTACGCATTATGCGTGGGGAAAATGGCGTGTGAAATTAATTTGCAAAAAAACTTGACAATCGGTGTCGAAAAATATTACCTTGTAATGGCTTGGCAATGTCGCCTTGCATTTTTCCCTAAAGGGAAGGAGAATTTCCACATGGCAAATTCAACACAAAAAAGTACTGATAACTTCGTTATTGAAAATCCAACTGAAAAAGCTACCTACGGTATGGTTCGTAAATTGGCTTCTTACTTCAGTAAGTCCACTAAATGTCCAAAGGACATCAAATGGGGCACACTGCATGGTCATTTCTTACAGAAATTGAATGACAAAAGAGAACCTTTGGTTCAAGGTGAAGTTGCTAGGCTACTTACTCTAAAGAGTATCCCTGCTGAAAACTTGAAAGCTATGCGTTCCTACAAGAAACTTGTAGCTATCAAAAGCTAAGCGTAGCTTAGTTCCTACAAAGCCCCACATTCGTGGGGTTTTTTTTGCCTAAAATTTGCCCAATCCTACGGATTGAATCCCTACAGTCCCTACAATACTACGTATTCCTACAGACTACACATCAAGACACACCAAGCCACACCGAGCTACACAGGAAAGCATAGCTTTGTAAAGCTCTGTGGGGCTCTGTGTGGAACGGAAAACAATAGAACGACCATTGGGGTTATTTCCAAAGGAAAACCTCTGAGAAAGCCTGTCAGTATAGGAAAGCTTGGTAAACTCTTTAGAGTTTAATTTTTATTTTATAGGCTCTATATTCTCTGAATATGGCTGTTAATTTCTTGGGTAGCTCTTTAGAGCTAGGTAAAGCTTGGAAAAGCTTGGTAAATTCATAGAATTTAGTACCCCACCCCCTGCTAAACTCTGTAGAGTTTACTGAGTCTATAGGGGGTAGGCAGGAGCACCACCCCTCCACCCCCATATATATGCACATACTTCTACATTTTAAGCTAAAATGGTTGTTAAGCAGGGTTAGGTCGGGCTCGATAAGTCTTAAAAACTTGTAAAGCTTAAAGAGTTTTTAGGTGGGAGTTTTAAGGAGGTTAGGTCGGGTCTAATAGGTCTGTGGGGTATACATTGAACCCCGGCACACCTAAGTGTTATTATAGAAGTATTTTTCTGTTTTGTCAAGTCTTTTAGAAATATTTTTATTAAGGGTTGACAAACATATTATTAAGTTATATAATAACACTATGAGTTTACCTTCAACGCAAAAAAGAAAGCTAACAGAAAAACAAGAAAAATTTCTTAATAACCTCGTAGAGACTAAAGGAAATTTAAAACTTTCAGCTGAACTTGCAGGATATTCTGGCAATCACTACCAAATTATAAAGAGTCTTAGACAAGAAATAGTAGATTTAGCCTCAAACGTACTTGCAAGGGAAGCCCCTTCTGCTGCTTTTAAACTTGTTGAAGTTATGCAAAGTGATAACGCTGTACCACAAGCCAACGTTAAACTACAAGCAGCACAGACCATCTTAGATAGAGTTGGGCTAGGTAAACAAGATAGAATGGAAGTAAACCACAATGTTAGTGGAGGAATTTTTATACTTCCAGAAAAACAAACAATAGATATTGTTGCAGAGGATGCAGACTATGAAGATATTTCTGACTGAAATTGAAGCATATGGAACAACCTTTGCTGGACCTAATATTGTAGCTTCAACGTTTGAAAAAGCAGAAGCAGCTGCAATAAAGAATGGCTTAGTTGTTGTTGGAGAACTCGATAGTATTTATATAAATGAAGAGTTAGAACAAGAATACTTAAATACAATACCTAGTAAAGATAAAAGGACAATACATTAATGAGCATTGAATACAGAGGAGAAAGGTTTTCTGGTTATAACAAACCTAAACGAACACCTAAACACCCAACAAAATCACACGTAGTATTAGCTAAAGAAGGTGATACAATTAAAATGATTAGGTTTGGTGAACAAGGAGCTTCTACAGCAGGTAAGCCTAAAGCAGGAGAATCAGCACGTATGAAAGCTAAACGTAAATCATTTAAGGCTCGTCACGCTAAGAACATAGCTAAAGGTAAACTATCTGCAGCTTACTGGGCTAACAAGGTGAAGTGGTAATGGGAAAACAAATAGGAACAGACGATAAGCCAGTTTCATTTAGAAACCACGTCTATAAAAAATCAGATAGTAAAGGAGCTAATCCACGACCAGGATTTTATACGCAAGACTATAGAGATAATTGGGATAGAATTTTTGGAGGAAAAAATGCCAAAAAAGAAAACTAAATCAAGAGTTAACGAGGCTGGTAATTACACTAAGCCGAGTCTGCGTAAGAGGCTTTTTGAAAAGATTAAACGTGGTACCAAAGGGGGTAAAGCCGGTCAATGGTCTGCTCGAAAAGCCCAGCTTTTAGCTAAAGAATATAAAGCAGCAGGTGGTGGCTATAAGTAATGGCAAGAAAAAATCCACAAGAAAGTCTTAGACAATGGACTAAACAAGATTGGGGTACTAAGTCTGGTAAGCCTTCTAGTAAAACAGGAGAAAGATATTTACCAAAAGCAGCTCGAGAAGCTTTAAGTCCTCAAGAATATGCTGCAACTACAAAAGCTAAAAAAGAAGGAACAAGAGCTGGAAGACAATATGTTAAACAGCCTAAAAAAATTGCTAAAAAAACAGCTCAGTATAGATGATAATCCCAGAAGGGTATATAAAAAAGAAAAGTAAAACCATACCTTTTGGTTATAAACTTAGTTCTATAGAAGGTTATTTAGAACCTATTCCCGAAGAACTTAATATTTTAAATAAATATGTTCAGGCTGTGCTCCGACAGGAGTACACGTTGCGTTCAGCAGCAGAAGCCATTACACTAGAAACAGGTCGCAAATTAAGTCATGTTGGACTTTCTAAGCATGTAAAAAAGAATGATTTGTCTCCTAAGTTTAAACGTTCACCCGAACAAACTAGAAAACTAAAACTTGCTAAAGAAGCTAAAGAATTAGAAAAACTTAAAAAGAAACTTAAATACAAAGAAGAAAAACTTAATACTGAAAAGTCTGTTATAAAAAAATTAACAGAAAACACTCCTTCTAAAGTTGTAACTGAAGATGAGATTGAAAAAACTGTTCCATCTGTACAAGAAGCTATTAAAGATTCAAAAGTTATTTTTCATGCAAACGAAGGACCACAAACAGAATTTTTAGCTGCTGGTGAAAAAGATGTTCTTTATGGAGGAGCAGCAGGGGGAGGTAAATCTTATGCAATGATTATTGACCCTTTGCGTAATTGTCATAAAAAAGCACATAGAGCTTTAATCCTCAGACGTTCTATGCCAGAGCTTAGAGAAATGATTGATAAGTCTCGTGAGCTTTATCCTTTAGCTTTTCCCGGAGCAAAATTTAAAGAAGTTGAAAAGCTTTGGAACTTTCCAAGCGGTGCAAAGGTTGAGTTTGGTTTCCTTGAACGAGATGCAGACGTGTACAGGTATCAAGGACAAGCCTACTCTTGGATAGGGTTTGATGAAATTACTCACTTACCTACAGAGTTTAGCTGGAACTATTTAGCCTCTCGTCTTCGTACTACTGACCCAGAAATAAAAACTTACCTTCGGTGTACTGCTAACCCCGGTGGTGTTGGTTCTCATTGGGTAAAAAATAGATATATTTCTCCCAGCGAATCTAATAAAAGTTTTTTAGGTAAAGATGGTCTTACTCGTAAATTTATAC